CTTTCGACCTTGCGCGCCGACTCGACGGTCATGCTGCGCACAGACGCCACGACATGCTTGTTTTCTTGTATCGAGCCGTCGCCCATGGCGCATGCGTAACGGTCGATCCAGTCCTCGAGGAACTCGGCGGCTTGCTGCTGGGTAAGCTGGCGTTCTGTGATTTGACGCAGCGCGGTATAGGCTGCGGTGCTTTCCATCTTCAGCGTGGCGATGTTGTCGGCGTGCCCCGGCTTTTCCTTGGACCCCAAGTTCAGCACGGCTCTTGCGCTCATGCTGGCCTGATCGACGAACACCATTGCGCCGGGTTCTTCGTGGTCATTCACATAGCGGGCGAAGTTCTCGGCGGACGACGTTACCATGTTGCCGCGCGCACGGCGGCGCACTGGCAAGTAGGCTTCCAGATCGTGCAGTTTGAATTCTTCCGGCAGCGCTACGGCACCATTGCGGGTTGCCATGCCGTTCCCGATCTCCGCGCCGGCCGATGTAATGGCCTGCGATAGTGACAGCTCTTTGATTGCTCCTGCGTTCATCATTCTGTTGCTCCTTGTAGTGTCTGATGGTTACTTGATCTCGCCGGTCTGCTTGTCGAGGAACGACATCTGGTTTTCCGGGACCAGCGACAGACGGCCATACTTGCCGACGTGCAGCACGGTGGCGCTGATGGTTTCCTCGGACGCCTTACCGCGCATGGTTGGTTTGGAATACTGCAGCTTGTGTTTGCACTGGATCTGCTTGGTGCCGTTGATGCGGGAGAATGAGAACGACACCTTTACCTCGCCGGTGCCGCCGTTGTCCATTGCTGCCGCTGCCGCATCGGACAGGGCGATGCCAAGCTCCTGCGAGAACATGCCGGCATTCAGGTCGGTCATAAATTCCTGCACGTCTGTACCGCGTTCGCTTGCTGCTTGTTGGCTTGTGTCGGTCATTGCTTGGTTCCTTTCTTGGTTGGTGGTTATGCTTGGCATCAGGCCGATGTAAACTCGCCGGATGCCAACTTACTGCGCAGCTCATAGCCCATCAGCGGCCAGATCTTCGCTTCAGCGTTACGGCGCGCAATCTTGCGGCCAAGGTCGGCATCGAAGTTCTCCGGGCTGGCACAGGCCGATTCGCCGGTTACTGTGAAACCGTTGCGCAGGACTAGCACGCAGAAGGTGAGCAGCTGAAGCTCTGGCGCTAATGGCGCATGCACGCGGGTAATGACTGGATAATCTACACTATCATCCAAGAACGCATGGCGCGCGCCTTGGTCGGCTGTGAAGTAGTGTTCGCTGGTGATGCTCCCTTCGATGTCTGCCGGTGTGATGCGCGGCGCTGTCAGTCCTTTGGCTTGAATCTCCTGCTCGATTTCTTGGTTCATGCTGTTTTCTCCTTGTGGTTGTACTGCTTGGTTATGCTGCAACTCTGTTGTTGAATTGAATATCCCCTGCGAACTCAGCAAGAATCCAGTCGAGCGCCGTTTGTTCGCTTACATCGAAGCCGTCTGCCAGCATTAGGATTAGTTCTTTGCGGCTTGGGCGTAGGTTGCGCGCTGCATTCGCATCTGCTACAGCCTTATCGGAAAGCACAGGAACTGGCGCGGCAGGTTCCATCTGCGATACTGCCGCAGGCCGCGCCCCGGCATGTCCGATGTCTGTGATGGGGACATTCGGATTTGATTTCTCCCCAAGGTTTTCAACCTTCTCGTATTTCGCTAGGGTGGCTTTCTCTTCAGCTATTTCTGCTTCAGCCTTGGCGCGCGCTGCCGCCTCTTCCGCCGCTTGTTTCGCGCGCTCGGCGGCAAGGATAGCTTCGGCCTCTGCTTGCGCCTTGGCGGTGGCTTTGGCTTCTTCCTCGGCCCTTATGCGTGCTGTCTCTGCCTCAAGCCGTGCCGCTTCATCCGCCTTTTGCTTCTCGATCCGGCTGGTGATGGTTAGGGCGAAAGCATCCATCGGCAATACCATCAACGATTGCAGGTCTGGGAAGAGGGCGCTTTGGCCGGCTGCATGCTCTTTGCACCATGCCAGCTTCTTGCGGATGTCAGCGGCCTCTTGATCGACTGCGAACTTGGCGTCGCGCAGCGCGTTGTCCACCTTCTCCTGCATGGATGCCAGAGACTTCAGCCCCTTGATAGCCTCGGCAAAGCCCATGCGCGCAGCAGATACGGTGACGCGGTTCAGGCCGATAGGCTTGATCTCGGCCTCAAGCTGCATGGCGTACTCGGTGAAGTCTTTGTCGGCCTTGGTAACAATTGCGCCCTTGCGCTGCTCCTTCTCCGACTTCACCAGCTTGTCCAGCATCAGGCGCTTGTCGGCCAGTTGCTTCTTGATGTGGTCCAGCGTGCGCACCACTTCGTCCACGGTGGACATCTGCGCGAGGACGCTGGCTTTTGTCGCTTCCAGATTGGTTTCAGCTTCCTTGCAGAACTTCACGGTGGCTTCCGCATCGGCGAAGTCTTGGTCGCAGACCAGCTCGGTCTTGATCGCCGCGATGAACGAGGTGGCCGCTTCTTTGAACTCGGCCAAGTTGGAGGCCGTCACCATGCCGGTCGCTTGGACGAACACGGAGGGCAGGGCTTGGATGGCTTCGGCCTTTGGCGCTTCTACTGTCTTGGTTGGAACGTATGCGGCCACATCCTTCTCGAACTGCTCCCAGCCTGCGACGATACGGGCGCGCAGTTCTTGATTCGGGTAATACCAGCAATGCAACTCTTCAATAAGTTCGTCGTTTTCATCAAAAGATGACCCCATGAAAAGGCAATACTCTGCGCCGGACACCATTAACTGATGCTCCATTTGTACCAAGTATTGAATGTCTAAATCTTCAGTAACTCCTTCAGCACAAAGCGCAGCACTAATTTCTTTATTCAATGTCTTGTGTTCAAAAATCGCAGACTGATCGAAAGTGATGCCGTCGAAGCTGGCCGAATACTTGCCTTCAACCCCAGTGATGGGCGACAACTCTTCTCCGATGATCGCTTCCGCTAGTGGCCGTGCCAGTGCCTCAAAGCGGTGGCCGTCATTGAAGCGGCGCTGTATCGCATCATCCACTTCAGGAATGATGCCGGTCGCGCGTTCTTTGATAAGCTGGGCGCGTGACTTGTACTTGCTAACGCCCATCATGGCCGGTGCATCGCTGGCATTGAATGCTGTGGCTCTATGTGCGTGCCACTCAGGGCTTCCTTGAATAATGTTAAGGACTTTCATTATTTTTTCTCCCAAGATTGGATTTCTACGATTGCTTCTTTCGACAGGGCACAGCGTGGTGCGAGGAAATCGATCAGTGTTTGCGCCTTTGCCTCGCCTTGCTGGATGAGCGACTTTTTGCTGAACTTGGTAACTTCGCCGGATTTTTCGTCAACCACGTCTGTTCCATAGCGGGTGACGACTTCTTCCTTGTCCATGATCGGAAGGACGGGTTTCTCCTCCTTAACTTCACGCACCTGAGCATCGATAACTTGGCCGTCAAACTCCTTGCCTTCCATTTCGTCGGCTGTCGGCGCGGCACCGAGTTCCGGGAATGCCTTGCGCAGTGCTTGTGCCTCGGCGCACTTTGCAAGCTGTGCGTAGGGGCGCTTCGTCCACATTGCATTGGGCGCGACGCTCTTATCCTTGCCGCCCTTCATGGCGTAGTTCTCTTTCCAGCGCTCGGTCGCTGCGTACTCGGCAACCTGTCCGTTCTGGAGTGTGCGTTTGACGATCACCTTGCAGCTTGTCGGGTAGGTGATTTCAACTCCGCCCAGTGTTTCCGTTTTGTCAGGCCCGAATTCAGGCTCGGTTACGCCTGCGCACTCGCCTGTTCGCGCCATCTGCGTGCGGTACAGGCCGATGCCGGGCATCACCACGTCGCGCATTGTTCCGGCCTTGGCGTCCCAGATTGGCACGATATGGACAGGCTTCTGCATCGGATCGAGGCCGGACGCTTGGCAGTAACCGAGAACCATCTTGATGCTGTCAGTCTGCGCGCCGGGGTACAGGCTATTGCGCAGGATGTTGATAAGCTGTTCTTCGCTCATCGCAGAAACTGCGGTGCTTTGAGTTTTGGCCGCAAGTGCGGTCGTTTTTACTGGTGCATTCATTTCTTTTCTCCTTGTTTGAAATATCTCCGGCGCTGCCCGATGCTGCGTGCGGCAAAGCACTTCTTTTCGTTGATCTGCTTGCGCGCCGCTTCCGCTTCGAGCTGGATCTGCGCGAGGTGTAACTTGGCGTGCGCTTCGATGCGCTCTTCGCGCCGATACCGCTGCAATGTTGTTTCACCTTCAAGTGTTGGCATCATTCTTCCTTCTCAAAAACCAGACTGTCACCACTACCCAGAACGCCGCATAAACCGTGCAACCAATCACCAGTTCCGCGCTTGTCCACATCGTGTTGGCGAACCCTGTCATCGCTGCCACCGCGTCGATCTCCACGCCAACAACGCGGACTCAAACACCGACGAACCCCATGTCCGGTAATGCTTGTAACGGCGGAACCAGCGGCTCATGGCGTCACTCCTTTATCTCCATAAAGATGGTGTAGTTCAGTGAAGTGCCATTCGATGTAGTTGGCAAGTCCTAGATAGCCTTTTTCGTGCAACGTGCCGCCGTGTTTTTTTATTACCGCAGCGCGGAACTCATCAAGCGTTCCAATAAAGCAGCCGCGAGTTACTG